GAACTTGAGCGCAGAGGTGAAAAATGAACATGGATGACATTCTCGCAACAAGCGTGACAGAAGCTACGCCAGGCTTTGGCGCCGCAGTCAAAGTGCTCAAGGATAACTACAGCACACTGGTTGCACACCAGAACCTCATCACCTATTCCACGGCTGATATCTTCCACAGCTGCCCGCGCAAATATCAGATCAAGAAACTGCAAGCCGAAGCAGGCACAGCAGATCGCTTGAATTCTCCCACCTTCGCGTTCGGCCACGCAGTGGGTGCCGGTGTTGCCGTTTACGACAAGACACGAGATATCAACGAAGCAACATGGGCGGCGTTTCTTGCATGGGACATTGATCTTTTCATGGAAGAACGCAAGGCCACACGCAGTGCAGGCAAGAGTTTCTTTGAAGCCATCTGGGCACTGTATGCTTACGAGGAATTCTACCACACCGAAACCAATCTTGCAGAGTATGAGTCTGTGAAGATCGAAGGCACGATTGCCATTGACTTTGAAGATGGCCATTTCTACAGTGGCCATATTGACGAAGTGCTTCAGCATCGTGAGACTAGCAGACTCCTGATCAAAGAGAACAAGACTACAGGATTCACCAGCGTCGATCCCGTCATGTATGCCAACTCAGACCAAGCCCTGAGCTACGCAATCGTAGTGGACATGCTCGGAGGTACAGAATACTCTGTGCTCTACACAGTCTACAGTGCTGCCAGCCAGAAGTGGATGCAGTTTGAGTTCGTGAAGAGTGCACTCAAGAAAGCAGAGTGGATTCAAGATCAACTGCTTCTGCATCAGCAGATCGAGCACTACACTGAACTCAACTTCTTCCCCAAGCGTGGAAGATCATGCTTCAACTTCATGAAGCGTTGTGAGTTCTTCGAGACTTGTGAGTTCTCAACATCACATGCCTTCGGCAAGAACTTTGGTGAGCTTCCCCGCATCCAAAGTCTCGCAGATATCGAAGCAATCGAACACATTGACTTTGCAACCACGCTGACAGAAATCACGCAGCGACAGAAGGAGAGACTGAATGAGCGATTCTGACAAGTTTGATGTGAAGAGCCTGTTCAAACTGCCCAAGGTAGTTCGTTCAGGTGAAGTGAATCCGCATAAGTACAAGATGCTGGATGCTGATCTTGCTGCGTTTCCTGGACAGCCGTCCATCACCTTTGGTGACTCCGCGAATGAAGTGTTCATTGGAGTTTCCCCCGCGCCGATGATTGGCATGGATTCCATGATTCCTTGCGGTATCAACTACGCTGCAACGATGACATCCAAGATTCCTCTTTCCAACGAGCAAGCAGCAGAAGCAATCTGTGCAATCATGGAGAAGCTGGACTTGAAATATCTTGGAGAACAGCGCAGAGGAGAAAGTTCTATGTTCCGCATCCAGCTGGACAAGCGCGAAACAGAGCACACTCTCTCTGGTCCCATCTACAGATTCTTCGCGATCATCACTGTCGAAGTGGAGCAAGCAGATGTGGATCGCATCATTGCGCTTCTCCAGCGGCAGCTTCACCTGATGACTTCTCCCCCTTCCACAACTCCTCACTGAAAGGCTCACATGAATCTGAACGATTACTCATCTGCCACACGCGCAAAGGTACTTGTCTACGGTGCGCCGAAGACTGGCAAGACTGCACTTGTGGGAAAACTCGCGGAGCATTTCACGCTTCACTGGATGGACCTTGAGAACGGAATCAAAACACTACTCAATCCTGCGATCCTTGATCCTAAGTTCCGCAAGAATGTGAACGTGATTTCCATCCCCGATCACAGGCTCTATCCCATTGCCATCGACACAGTGCGTGAAGTGATTCGTGGTGGTGTGAAAAAGATCTGTTCCTCACATGGCAAGATCAACTGCCCCATCTGTGCAAAGGATGCAGAAGCCAAGCACTCTGAACTTGACCTTGCCAAGTTTGGAGCCAATGACATTCTCGTCATTGACAGTCTGAGCCAGCTGGCCAACAGTGCCATGAACAAGGGCATTCTCAAGGAACTCCAGAAGCCTGGCGGCGAAGAATACAAGAAGACATTCACAGACTATGCTGTGCAAGGTAGTCTGATGGAGCAAGTGCTCAGCTTCATTCAAGTGGTGGATATTAACGTCGTAGCCATCAGTCATGAACTGGAGAGTGAAAGTCTGGAAGGTCGTGAGAAGATTGTTCCTGTTGCGGGCACGCGCAACTTCTCGCTGAATAGCGCCAAGTATTTCGACAGCGTAGTGCATTGTGCAGTGGTCAACAAACAACATCGCGCTTACAGTTCCAGCACCTATAGCCCCACGATCATCACCGGATCACGGCTGGCTGTGGATGTGGATGAGAAGAAAGGCGGCGAACTGTCTCTGCTTTCTCTCTTTCAGAGGGGTTGACATCGGAGCGGAAACGTTCTACACTGGACAACATTTTCACGAATCTTTTGAAGGGACATTTTATGTCTGGAACTTTTGTCAAGTCTGCGCTGGAAAAGCAAATCGGCGGAACTCATTACAAAGAGCTGGCTATCCAGCCTGTTGAGTTCATCCACGCAAACAACATTGGTTACTTTGAAGGCAACGTCATCAAGTACGTGACACGCTGGAAAGGCAAGAACGGCATTGCCGATTTGGAGAAGGCCAAGCATTACATCGAACTGCTGATTGAACTGCACAAGAACGATCAAGAGGCAGACGCTGTGATTGAGCACATTCTTTCAACCGCAAACCCCGGAGGCACTGACTAAACCACGATCCACACACACAACTCAACCCAACTTTGCTCCAATCTTTTTCCTCAATCTTTTCTTTTCTGAAACACACACATCATGTCCAAAGCAACTTTCTCTGACCTCGACGCCCTGATGAACGCTTCGATGGATGACATCGAAGACCTGCCACCTGTTGGTGTTCCTCCCACGGGCCATTACTCTTTGCAAGTTTCTGCTTCGCGCGAGACTTCTGAGAACAGCGGCAATGAATACATCAAGTTCAGCTACACCGTGGAAGCTGTGAACGAGGTGAAGAACCCCGAAGAAGAGAAGCAAGCGGCCGTCGGCCAGAAGTTCTCGCAGATCTTCTCGCCGTTCAAGAAGGATGGCACCATCAATGAGTTCGGCATCGGATTCCTGAAGGAAGCCTGCGCGCCGTTCGCTCAGCACTTCGGCACTCAGAACATGGGTGAAACCATCGCGCAGATCGACAAGGTCACGGTGGCTGCATCGCTTGTCCGCAAGCAGAACAAGAAGGAAGCGGATCGCTTTGACTTCTCCCTGCGTGACGTCGTGGTCCTGTAAGGGTTTCCGACTTCATACTCCAAGAGCCCACAGCTTTATTGTTGTGGGCTTTTTCGTCTGAAGTCTCAATAACTCAAATCATTATGAAACTTGCATTCTTTGGCACTCCCTTGGATCGTGCGTTTCTTCCAAGACTGAATGAAATGATCGGCGCGCACAGCGTCAAGGTGAGTCTGGCAACGGAGGAGTATCTTGCTGGCCTTGCAGCCAAGATTAAGCTGCATGATCTGGATGGCATCATCTGCACGAATGCAGACATGCTGCCCATGCTGCTTGGTACTCAGCTGGATTTTCGTCATCCGCTTGACAAGCGTGGACTCAAGAAGCGGCTTGCGCTGGATGACTACGCTGGCTCCTTCTTCACCATTCCTGCGCATGCGCTGGGAGGAACTAAAGATGTGCAAGTTCTCATTCTCAATCCGCTGCAACATCTGGTCACGACGGCCGAAGGTCCATTTGTTTTCAAGCGATTCATCAGCAAACTTACCAAGCCCGAAGGTTGGTTCCCGCAGACTGCATTCACATGGGAAGTCTGGAAGCCAGAATCAAGTGCAAGACTGCTGGAGAAATTCTCACATGCCAGACTACTCGCAGTTGACATCGAAACCTATGTGGGCGACGACCTGCGACGCATTCATTGCGTTGGCTATTGTGGCTTGTTTAGCGACGGCAGCACTCACTCTGTAGTTGTTCCATTCAAGGACATGCTGGCTCATCAGTTTGTACGCAATCTGAATGCCTCAGCGCCGCCCAAGATATTCCAGAATGGAATGTATGACAACCTCTATTTTCTGCGCTTCAATGTGCCAGTGCACAACTGGCTCTACGACACGCAGCATCTGTTCCATTCCTGGTATTCAGAACTGCCCAAGCGCCTAGACTTCATTACTGCATTCGCAGTACGTCACATTCGCTTCTGGAAAGATGATGCAGCCGGCGACGAGTTCAGCCTGTTTGAATACAATGCCCGCGACTGCTGGGCAACCATGAATGCTTGGTGCTCTCTCATGCTGGAAGTTCCTGAGTGGGCGCTGCGCAATTACCTGATGGAGTTCCCCCTGGTCTTCCCGTGTCTGCACATGGAAGCAGATGGCTTGAGCCTGGATCGTGTAAAGTTTGACGAAGCCAAGGCAGCTGCGGAAGTTGCAGTAGAGAAGCAACGTGAGAAACTCCACGCATGGTTTGGGCCTAGCTTCAATCCTGCAAGTCCTGACCAGTGCAAGAGACTGCTCAAGGTGCTGGGAATGGGTGAAGTGGAGAGCGCAGATGCAAAGGCCATGAACGCTTGCGCGGCTGTGCATCCATTCAATGAACTCATCGTGTCTGCCATTCTTGCATATCGCAAGCAGGCAAAA